GTGGCGTTTAACTCAATCTCATCGGTAGCGTTAATATCTAAAGTAGTCGCATTAGGAGAGTTAATAAACTGACTACCATCATTGAAGAAAAGGCCCATAGTGCTGTTAAGTAATAATCCGGTGTCCGCAACGTGCGAAAGAATTACTTCGCTATCCGCGCCAAACTTAATAGCAGCAGCGTCCGAAAGCATAAGAAGGTCATCGCCTAAATTTATGTCACTCCCTACTGCTAGATTCCCAGCAAGCTCAAGGTCATCCATCTCGTAGACAACTGCGCCTGATCCTGCGCCATCCGTAGCAACGATCTTAGTTTGACCAGCGGCTATGATTACATTAGCGCCAGAGCCTTGCGTAAGCGTCAAAGCGGCAGCAGTTTCGTTACGCATAATCCAAGTATGAGATAACGTGTTAGGAGCCAGTGTAACTGTACAAGCTGTACCACCACCCGTTAGGCGTAAAAACGTAGACCTAAACTCGTCGGCTGTACCGTCTGACATCGTAATAGTGTGTGTACTGGCGTTAGCTATGGCCTCTGCACCGACACCCATTGCGTTAGCAATAAGTTCTAAATTTGTGTTTGTACTTGTTCCCCAAGTACCGCTTTCGTCGCCAGTGGCGATCTCTTTTAAGCGTAGGTCGTTTACGTAAGTTGCCATCTAAGCTACCTCATCCCAGTTAGGGGTTTGACTGTCTGATATGTTAGACCATCCGGGGGTCTGACTGTCTGATATGTTAGACCATCCGGGGGTCTGACTGTCTGATATGTTAGACCATCCGGGGGTCTGACTATCGTTTATATTACTCCAATTTGGGGTCTGTGAATCATCTACTAGCCCCCAAACATTAAAAGCGCCTATCTCTCCAGTACCTGAAACCCCGATAACTACTACCGTGGCTTTTGCATCTACCGTTACTGTGCCAGCAGTGCCCGTACCTTCAACACCAGTCGGGACGATTGTTTGCCCCAAACCGATTGAAACTGTGCCAGCAGTGCCCGTACCTTCAACACCAGTCGGGATAATAGCCGCGCCACCTGTGGCGATAACCGTTCCAACTGCGCCTGTACCTTCAACTCCAGTGACATCGGTATTAGCTTCAGCATCGACTGTAACTGTTCCCGCCGCGCCTGTACCTTCAACTCCAGTGACCGATACGTCTGCGTTACCCGTTGCTGTAACTGTGCCAACCGCTCCAGTACCTTCAACGCCAGATACACTGAAATTCGCATCGCCGGATATAGTAACCGTTCCGGCAGATCCAGTTCCCTCAACACCCGTGACAGAAACCGTGATTCCTGTACCTTCGATAATAGTGACTGTACCTGCTGCGCCCGTACCTGCAACGCCTGTGATAGATACGTTTGCATCCGCAACAATAGTGACTGTACCAACCGCACCAGACGCAGCAACGCCTGTGACCTCAACAGGATCTGCTTGACTCCACGGGCCTTCACCCCAAGTGCCCCTGCCCCATCCGTTAAGGTCTGCCACATAATACTCGCTATGCTATGCGAATAATCGCATTTGACGCATCTGCTGCGGGAAACTGAATAGTAAAGTCACCTGCGGTAGAAGTCTTATCGCCACCAAACGCCAAAGAACAAACGGCTGGATCGCCAGATGCTGTGTCATTGTAAATCAATGCGCCGTTAGCAGTTACTGTTGCGCTAGAAAACGTAAGGTCAGCAAAGTCAGTAAGCGCCGTAGTGCCGCTGCTAGAAGGGTTTACGTTGGTTAACGCTGCGCCACCCGCAGTATAGTTTGTGCCGCTTGCTTCGTTAGTAGCCGAGTACGCAGTTGTAGCCGCACCTAATGTTGCACTAGAAGTGTACAAGGCTAACTTAAACGTGTTGCCGCCAGATGCTAAAAAGTTATGTTTTGCTTCCAACAATTCTTTCTTGAAAGAAGTACACATTGCCGTAGAAATAGCCATTATAGACTCCTAATTATGTCTGCCATGTCTTTATGGCCTTGACGTTCTAATTCAGCGGTAAGGGTAGTCCTATCGCTCTTAATTGCTTCTTGAATATAGTGTAGAGAAGTAGCTTTTACCGCTTCTTTAAACTCTTCCGCTTGTTGAGCGATTGCTGGGTGGCAGTTTCCACCGACACTAACAATTCTATCCGCAGCCGATTGCGCCCAAAACTCTGGAGAATGACCCCCATTATTAGTCACTGTTACGACTACGTTACCTACTTCTAGTTTAGGTGCTTGTAAAAACATCTATATTCCTATTGAACCGGCATTACAGGTTGCCCTGATCTATATGCGTCTGAGCGTAGTTTACCATCACCCAACACTTTTAATAGGCTCATGGAGGTGACGTACATCTTATCGTACAACGTAACCAAGTCAGGCTCACCTTTCATAAACCGTATGGCTTCGACCAAAGTGCCGTTTAGTAGTGCGGAGTCAAACTCAGTCCCTAGCCAAGAAGTACCAGCGGTAACTATAGACTCTGGGTAGTAGCCATAATGTAACTCAGTGACGTAGCTAGAATCAGGAGTAGGCCCAAGAAGGAACGTAGTCTCATCAAACACTGCATAGTGCTTAGGTAGCCCTGTAGGTGTAGTAGCTGGGTACGCTTCACGTATGAAGTTAACGTCCTTACTGAGTAAGTAGTTATAGTTACCGTCTCCATCTACAATCGCCAAGCTGTACGGGTAGAGAAAGTCTGTAGGTACAGTCAGATAAGTATTACTGCCTGTTACTGTCCCCGTGACGTTTTTACGTAGCGCCGGTATCTGAACTGCGTTATAAATCTTCTGCTCTGCCTGTTCTGTAAACATAGCAAGCTGGTCATCTGTAAACGTGTTCTCACAGATGTCTTGGACGTTTGTTTTCAGTTCAGTGTAGTTCATATCTACGCCATAGGCCCACGGGCCATAAGTCCTTTAGTTGCTGCGCCAGTACCACGTACTTTAATGCCGGTAGTTTTAACACCAGACATATCAGGCTTAGGTGCGTCTTTTACTTCTACTGGTGTAGGCCATCCTACGGTTTTAACCACTTTTGGTGCTTTCATGTCACATCTCTAAGTTGTTGTTACTGTTACTGTACCTACCTGCCCTGTGGCAACCAAGTCATTTGGAGTTAGGTTGTAAGGGTCATCTCCTACCCCTACAGGGTTCCAACCCCATTGTATCTGTCTGCTGCTATGGATACCCGCTACCCCTAAACTTTTGTCAGGTCTTGGATCTCTGATAGCCTGCGGATCATCTACTGGAAACTCACCCAACTTTAATTGTGGTTGGTCTGGATTCCAGCACGAAGGACACGCCTTTATGTTTGTATTAGTTCCTTTCCGTACTAAATTTTTTAGCTCTTTTAGTTTGTACTGAAACCCACAGACATCACATTCTGCAAGGGCTTTTTTAGCTGATGCAAATCGGTTCGACATTACTAAACCCTAGTTGCACGCGGTACAAGCCGTAGAGACGCTTTCTCCCTATCTTCCCCAGCCGCTAACGCAAACTGCTCTTCGTATGCTTCTTTCAGCATAGGTACTCGTGCCATAAGCTCTGGGATCTTCATAGCGATATAATACGCTAGTCCCGCTACTAGACACGGGAAAAACCTAAAGTTCATATCAGAGGTCTGTATACCTGCTCCAGCGTCCTCTATACGGCGCATACGCCAATAGTAGAATACATAGTCATTATTGTCTGGGACGGGCCACACGTTGATTTTGGGGGCATCTCGTAGACGTTCTATATAAACCTGAATCGGCCTACCCTGTGTTAACTTATTAGGTATAGACGCATACGTGCTTACACTGATACGACTGATAGTGAGGTCAGACTGAGTAGCTACATTGCCACTGCCTGTGCGTATCTGTTGTTCTAGTAGGTCAATGGTATCGGCGGGCAGTGTGTACTCAGATGTGCCTTCAGTAAGGGCTAGAGTACCTTCGTCAATCGTCCACATGTTAATGCCACGGTTCTGCCACTCAATAGTCATCAAGTTCATAGAGCGTCTGGCAGTACGTAAGTCGTATCCAGAACGCATTTCACGACCAGCACGTTCCCACGCCTCTTCAGCGATCTCCGTGAAATCCATGTCAAATGCTGTTGTTCCAGATGTAGTCATCGTCTATTCCTATACGTACAGAGTTTTCTTACGTCTATTGTTCATTACTGCCCCACAGCCTCTGTGGTTTGCCCGTATCATACCACCCTCGGCAGCGTTCCTGACTTTAGCAGCTTTTGTATTACTTACTACTTGTTGGCCTTTTGCGCCAGCTTTTTTCTTCTTACGTGCCGTAACAGCGCGTTGAGCTTTACTTAGAGATTTAGCTTTAGCCAGCGGCAAACAACGATCTGGGTTCTTCTTATTCTTTGACGTACCGCACTCTCCAGCGATGTTGCCTTTACTGTCGATACGAACCCATTTCTGGTCACGCCATTTCTTTAGCTCACCCATTACTTCTTCTTTTTCTTCTTGCTGCCCTTGGCATAGCTAGGGTCTTTGCAGTACTTAGATGCAGCCATATTTGCATAAGCAGACGGGTACGTATCAAAGGTACGTTTGGCCCAAGCCTTACCCTCAGAACATATCTTCCCGCCTGACTTATAGTAGCGTCTCATAACATCTTTGCTGGGCGTACACCCTTACGAGCAATGCCAGCACCGCGAACTTTATTTCTCTTACCACCAGCAACGCCACCTTTAGAGTAGCCCTTGGTCTTCATCATGCCGCCTTTAGCCATGCCTTTAGACTTGACCTTACCACCAGCCATCATCTTGCCCTTACCATCGGCAGCGTATGCAGGAATCATCTTGCCGGTCTTAGGATCTTTAACCATTGGTAGCTTACCGCCAGCACTGTAACCTTTAGTCTTCATGGCACCGCCTTTAGAGTAACCCTTAGACTTCATAGCCATACCACCACTCATCATCTTCTTAGCTTTCTTCCCGCCACCCATCATTTTCTTAGCTTTAGGTGGGCGCTTACCGTTTTTATCCATGAAGTTTAGGTAGTTCCGTAAGCTCATACCCGAAGCATCTAGCTGCTCTTTGGTTACGTTAGCTTTTTTGTCTTTGCCTGTACCAACATTACGCCCACCTTTACCCGTAACTTTGTCCGTAGGCGGCTTAACCCTACTTGTAGGCGGCACTTCGGGTTTCATAGGACGTTTTGCTTTTTGTTCGGCGGCATTCTTCAAGCTGATTGCTGAAGGGCGCTTAGGTGTCGGCCTACTAACAGCGGTTTTTGCCTTAGCTTTGTCTTGTCGCGCTGTCTCTTTAGCATCGCGTGATGCTATTTTTTTCGCCATTACAGACTTCTTTGCCGCAGCAGATTTCTTTTTAGCTTCTGCTTCTGCTCTGCGCTTGGTGCCCGGAGGTGTGTTGTCTACCTTAAACATAGGACGAGCTTTCTTTACGATAGCGGCTCTAGCGGCTTTATCCGCAGCCATAGCAGCTTCATTATCACCACCTACACGGCCTTTGTTTCGCTTCTTTTTAGCCGCTGCTTCTGCTCTGCGCTTAGTGCCCGGAGGCGTATTGTCTATCTTAAAAAAATCTCTTAATCCCATGACTTTTACTCCGCGTATAAGTTGTCAAATACTTGATTAACGTCCAATGTGTAATCCAAATCGGACTTACTATAATGTATGTGCTGAGACGGTTTAAAGTCTGGAGCACCTTCTCCCATCTCAAACCAAGCTGGGTGACTTACCCTGACTCGGTTGTTTGGTAATGCAACGATGTTCCCTGTATATGGGCCAGCGTTCAATAATTCCATAACGTGACTCTGCTTATGTTGTGCAGGGTCATCGGCAATCTCGTTATCCGTATAGTCCACTGTGAACATATACTTAGCGGGGTACATCTCCCCGTCTATCTTAGCCATCCAAGGGCATGGTGTAGCTCTATCAAGTACATACACCGAATGATCCCTAGACGAACAATCCCAAGGCTGTGCTGCCCATACTGGCATTGGTTCAGGCCACTCATCAAACGGAGTATCCCCTACTAACGCTGTAATCGGCATTCTTGCCCACATTGCCCCGCCATGTACGTTAGGCTCTTCATCATCGTCATATGTCTCAGCCCCAGTAAATATTATCTGGAAACTAAGACATCTTGTCGGCATCGTAGTTACTGCGATAGCCATTGCGTGTATAAATTCACCATGATACTTCTCATGGTTGTGTGTGTATTCCTTTCGCACCCAGCACTTAAAATGCGGGATGTTACTCTGTAGGTACGCCATTATTCACTACCATTTAGATCTATTTGCCCAGTATGCCGCTGACATCTTACCTCTAGCTATGTTCTTAGCATGACGCGCTTTAAACGACTTGCGTTTAGCTTTCATCTTAGCAGATTCACCTTTTTTGGGCTTACCTGCGGTACTAGCGCCTTGCTCACCGTAACGTATTACTTTTTCTTTGCCACCCTCACACGCCTTTACAACGTGTGATTTCTTAGGGTGAGAGGGGGTACGACGTGGCTTATTGCACGCCATACTAGCCTTATCGACCTTACCCCCAGCTTTGTAATACCTACGCATGTTAGCTGTAGAATACAGTCATTGCGGTGATATTAGTCATCGCAGTAATCAAAACGTCATCTTGGCAACGAATACCCCAATCAGGGATGTTTACCGAGTGCGTTTCTGAAGCAACAAAATCTAGGTCTAGTACAGTTGGGCCACCGCTACCATCAGTGATGGTTAAACGACCTGCTGCACCAGCTACTAAGACTTGTATCTGACGTATGCGTGCAGGCCCGACAGCTAATGATGCTGCCGTGGTAATGCGTTTCGCTTGTACATCTGAATTAGACATAGTTAGTCCTCCTATTAAGCGTCAGCGAATGGAGTAACCAGCGTACCTGAACCAAGAGTAATACCAGAAACAGCGTACTTAGCAGTAGTAATTACAGTTACAGTAATCATGCTGCCTGCTAGACCGCCTTTGGTGCTGCCGTTTAACGTAATAACGTCATTAGAAGCGCCAGAAATGAAGGTCTTACCAGTAGCATTGGTCACGCCAGTGTACAAACCACCAACAAACTTATCAGTACCATCAGTTTTGATGTCTAGGTCAGTAGCAGCCGTTTCGATAAAGAAAGTAAAGGTTGCGCCAACATTGTTTGTTTGGTTTGGGTCGGTCTGGTCAGATACTGAAGTGGCAACAATAGTAGGTAGTGTAAATACACCATCTGCATCGTTTACACGAAGTACACGCCCAGCGTGATCTTTAACAGTAAGGGTAGTATCGGCGGTAAGGCTGATGTCGTTGGCAGCGCCAGCAGAAATAAATCCACCAAGAGATTTGACTGGGCCTGAAAAGGTAGTAGTAGCCATTATAGCGTCCTCATATGCGAGTAAAGTGAATCTGTCTGCATATCGTCAGTCGGGTCTGTCAGATTCACCGGATTGTTTCCCGATGTATGCCCGAAAGTATACCCTATAATGTATCAAGTCAACACAAAAAAAGGGGAACCTAAGTTCCCCCTTCTTATACAGCATAAACGCTAGTGCGTCTTACGCACCGGGTGATCCGAAGATACCAAGTGGGTCAGATACGCCAAACGAATAACGCTCACGAGCCTTGTAACGGCTGTTGCCTGTATCAAAGTCAGCATCCATAGATGTAGACATTGGGGTACGGACAAAGTGCTTCAAGCCATTAGGTACGTCACTGGTTAAGAACCAAGCATCTGTATCAGTCAGATAATGGTTAACTGTGAAACCTTCTGGAATTGAACCGTTGTTACGTAGCGCGTTCAGATCGTTGTCAGCCGTGCCAACGCGACCTTCGGTATCCAACAAGCGAGTTGCAACGAATTGCAATGCAGGTGGGATAACTAGCTTACGAGGCTTGGCAGCAATCAACAGACCACGCTCATCAGTCCAACCAGCAAGCTGGATAACGGCGGCTTCTAAAGAAGTCTCGTTAAGGTCAGCAGCAACAGCAGGACGGTTTGAGTTGACTCCACCATTTACTAGTGGGTGGTCAGTTGCACACAACACTTTGCCGTCACCGTAAGTAGTACCAGAAAAGGCACCATTTAAGATAGCAGCAGCTTTAACCTGCTTGGTATAAGCCATAGCGCGTGCGAGAGCCTTGGTATAACGAGATGACAATGAGTCATACAAGTTATCTTCAATAGCTTCCTCAGTGACACTGAAGCCCATAGCAATGGTTTCGTGAGTGTAACGAGCAGTGAATGCTTCTTGTGCATTGTCATAGTCAATAGCGGAGCCTTCGTTTTTAACGGGGGCAGCACCAAAACCAGACAATTTTACTTCTTCCTCAAAGGAGCGATCAGAACTTTCAGATTCAAAAATCTCTTTATGTTCTTCGCCGTACTTCGCATATTCCATACCGAAAAGTGCGTTAAGTCCGGGTAGTAACTCCTTGAGGAGTTGGGCGCGTGAAATAGCCATTATTCAGCTCCTTATTTATAGGCCGACAGCGTTTGTTGCGCTGTTGTGACCGATATTAAATTTAACCAACACATCTGGGAATGCGTCACCAATAGGTGATACAGCAGATACGATGCGGAAGGCAGCGGTAGTTGTAACAGTAGTTGATTCTACTGCGCTCGTTGAGTTACCTGTAGTGGTAGAACCAGTAGAGGTAGACTGAGCAGCAGCGAAGAACGTGTTAGCGCCAATATCAGACTGGTCAATAGCGCCATCCATCTGTGCTTGGAACAGTACGTTCGGATCATCAACAACATATGCTTCAACAACCCCAGTAGTTCCACTTGGGTAGTACTGACCGTAGATCTGTTGACCTTGAGCATTAATGTATGAACAACCAACGAATACACCCAAAGCGCCTGTGAAAGCGTTCGTTAGGGGAAATCCGTTAGCGCCAGCATTAGCACCAGTCATAAGGGTTATAGCGATGTAACCATCAGCGCCGATGAAGACAACCTGACCATTGAAGATATTAGTACCTTCTCCAGCAGGGTCTATTAGGTACGTAGTAGTTGCGCCAGCGTACGGTAGACCGTCAGCGCGTTTTACAGGCTTTAGCCCGTAAGGTGCAGCAGTAGTAGCCATGATAGGACTCCTAAATTAAGTTTTAACCGCCTTTACCAAACGATACGGTTGATTTCCGCTCGTTGAATATAGGCATTCTTGGATCGTTTTCGCGCATCAGGTTGTTGTCTACAGAATCCATTTGAGATCTTGTCTGGGTATTGTAGTAATCAGTACGTTCTGCTATTAACTCTTTAGGAGCTTTACATAGCATTAACCCACCAATAACCACGTTTTCTGCAAAGCGTTCTTGCTCTACACTAACCATAGTAATCTCAGGATGATCTGCGGCCCTTACAGGCTCCCAACCTTCACGCAGTTTTGAAGAAACATTAGTAGCGTCAACTTGACCTTGCGTGGCTACACGTACCCAGTGAAAGTCGTATCCGTCTTCTGGCGTGGGCGAGGGTAATACCTCTGGGCGCTGCCAAGAGCGTTTACGAGTTTGTGTTTCACGAGTATCGTTATCACGTTTGATTCTGTTATCAGCCATTATACTTTCCTCATTTCTAATGCAACCTGTCTGGCGTATTCTTCAAGTGGAACTCCAAGCCTGTTGGCAAGAGCTACCTGTGTTTGCGTTAGTGTCACCTTTTTAGGTGCTGTGCTCCGCGTAGCGGGTGCAACCACATTTGTCTGTCGTCTAGTTTTAGGTTCGTCAACTATCTGACCCTCGAATTCTTCGGGGAATACTTTTCGCATACGGGCATCAATGGCCTCGTAGTATTCGTCACTTTGCGGATTAACTCCGTTTTTAACCAATTTCTGATGTACCCCAATGGCATATGCAGTCATCTCATCGTCGGCATGGAACCAAGAGTTCTTGGCTACCCATTCTTCCGCTTTGGGATCACGAGCCGGGGCTGGTGTTTGATTGATTTGTACAGGAGTTTCTTCTTCCTGTAAAGCCGGTAATCTAAAGTTTTCTAGCTTATCTGACTTTATTTTAGCACTAGTTAACTCTTCTTGCGCTAATAACAGACGATCCGCATCACCACTTTCGTATGCGTCCTTATATGCTATCTTTGCGCCGTTAAGTTCAGAGTCTACAACAACCTTAGCTTGCTCAAGAAGTGCCTCACGGGTATTACCCACATCACCCTTTAACGACCTATTTTCGTCAACTAGCCGTTGCGCTAAAGATTCTAATTCTTGCCGTTCTCGCTGGGCTGACTCTTTGGCTCTACGCTCGTCGTGGTAGACTTTGCCAAGATGTTTAATTCGAGTTGCGACTGTTTTTGAGTAGCTTTCCAACTCTTCGTCCGTGACATCAGCCGGTGTTTTAGATGGCCTACGGTCACGGTCATCTTCTGGCGTATCGTCAACAACTTCGATGTCCAGTGCTTCTGTTTCTTGTTTAACTGGTGCTTCAGATTCGACATTAGTATCCGCATACTCGTCCGCACTCTTCTTACCAGATATATCAATTTCGACGGCACCGGAATCCTCCACTGCTATAGAAGTATCATTCTCTTCGTCTGGAAATGAATATTCAACTTTTTGAAACGACATTATCTACTCCTTATGCTCTTTGAATGCCACGGGGGTCAGCTACAACGGCCTCAATAGAGTCGTCATTCATAAGACGATACTCAAGACCCTCTATGGTAAACCTAGTACCAGTGTTAGCTCGGAACATTACGTAGTCCCCTTGCTTACACCAAGGCCCAGTAGGGAATCGGTCTTCGTCACTATATGCTTGATCGCCAACATCAATTACAAGGCCGATAATCGACATGACTTGTTCTTGGTGCTTGGTAGTCACAGACTTCAGTAGTTCAGAACCTTCAAAGGCTTCTTCTACTTTCGGCATAGCTACTAATACCCTGTAGCCCACGGGCTTAGGTAGTTGTGCTTCAAACTCTTCTTCGTTGGTTTCAACTGTTTCTACAGCTTCACTCATCTCCATACTCCATATCACGCGAGAGGTCTTCTACATATCCCAGACAGGCTTCGAGACCCCGAATTAAGCCTGTGGTTTCCTTGTACATGGCGAAGTCTTTAGCTCCACCACCACTCAGAAATTGTAGTGCGGAGGATTTGTCATCCTCGATTTTCTTCTTTAGCACGTCTAAGACGGTTGTTGCCATTATTGGCCCTTATTTTTGTTGGTGTCCTGTATCGTTTTAAGTAGGTCAAGATCCAACTTGGTGTTGTCTTTCCTACGATCTGCGGCAAGTTTTGCGCCAGCTTTCTGGGCATCTATTTCTAGTTCTTGCTGTTTAATTTGTAGCTCTGCCTGACTTATCTGCGCGTCTACTTGCCCTTCTTGAGCCTTTAGCTGTAGCGCAGCTTGTTTAGCCTGCATATCCATCTGATCCCGCTGTGCCTGTAGCTGCATGTCCATCTGGGCGTTTTGCGCGTCAGTCTGGTCTTTCTGCATCTTACGCTGCACTTCTTGCTGCTTGATCTGTAGCTCGGCTTGCTGCATCTGTACCACAGGGTCTTGAGCCTTCTGCTGTGCTTGCTGCTGTGCCGCCTGCTGCTGGTTCTGCTGTGTAAGCTGAGAGCCTGCTTGAGCCATAAGACGGGCCAGATTGACCTCCATGTCTTCTGGTAGCTCTGCGTTAGGATTAGGTAGCGGTGCGCCGATCTTCTCTTCCATAGACTTGCGGTACTTGAACGCCAAGTGCTCTGCTATGTGTGCCTGTAACGCCGCAGCCATACGCTGTGCTTGGGGGTTTTGCCCCATTACTTGAGCAATCATAGGGTCTTGCATAAACGACTGGTGAGCCGCCATATGCGCGTCATGGTCTTGATAGATAAACGCTTTCATAGGCTTACCGTTCAAGTTGTTCATGTTCTCACTGACTGGATCAGTAGGTCGTATGTCATCTGTGGTTGGTACTAGCTTGTCAGCGTTCTTAACCCCCAACACCTCAATCATCTGCCTGTGTAGCTGTGGCAGGTCGTAGATCTGTGGTGCCAGTTGCGACATCTGCAACACCGCTTGGTACTGCACAACGCGCTGGGCCATTGTAGAGCTATTCGGATCACTGACGGGTATAACGTCAACCATCTCATAGTCTGCTCTACGGGCTGTCTGCTCCCCACGTAGCGGCTCATACGAGTATTCTGCGGGTGCGTGCTCCGCCATGATAGCTTTAAGAAGTTTAAACTCCTGCTTCATGGTGTAGTGAACACGAGCCTGTACAGCAGCCATAGGCTTTAACGTACGCTCTAACAGCGCCAGCGTAGTACCCACAGGGGCATTGGCTGACATGTCAGAGATGTTCATGTCACTGATAGCGCCTAACCTACGGCCTTCAGTTGTAATCTGGTTAAGTAGCGCCAGTAGTGTCTGGCTAGGCTCTTTATAAGGGAGCGGCATGATGTTGTCGCGGATACTGCCTGACGGTACATCAACGTCCTTCCACTCACCCGGCTCAATCGGCGTATCATCTCCCTTAATACGTAACCCACGAGCCTTCAGACCGCCCGGTAGGTTAGCTAGGGTGCCAGCGTCCACAAGCTGACGTATAAGAGACGTACCAGCACGGGCATAACCACCGATGATGTGAATCAAACCAAGGCCGTAGAACCCAAACCCCGGTACGTATACATAGTGTACGAAGTGCTGACGCTTCAACATCAGGTCATCTTCTTCGTTCCAGTTACGGCGTATGGCAAGAACTTCATTAGACCCACGCTCAATAGTCACCACGTATGGCTTTGCTATCTCATCGTCGTCTTCGTCAACACCCTCAATAACTAGATCTGCGTGTACCTCGTATAAAGAGTAGCGGTCATCGTCAGTTAGTGAGTACCCACCTTCTTCAGCTTTACGCTCTTCAATGTCGGTGTGAAACGCCTGTGGCTCACCCAGATCTACATCACGGTAGAACCCACCTGCCTGTAGCTTCTTTAACTCATTCTTGGTCTTACGCATAACGTGAGTAACACGCTCTGCGCTCTCTATAGTAGACGCACCATAAGGCACTACTACGTCTTCAGCAGGGATATACAGGGCTACCTGTCTGTTTATATTGGGATCGAAGTAAACCTTCTTAAACGCGCTACCAGCCAATCCTAGACTGTATAAAAGCCGTTCATGCTCTGGGCGGTACTCCACCATACGCTCAGTCAATTCGTAGTTCATATCCGCTTTCACGCGGCTACTCGCTTCTTCTTTGTCCTTATCTTCTACGCCTATGATCTTAGTGCGTACTGGGCCAGCGGCTGGAAACGTCTCTGACATTGTTTCTGCTTGGAAGCGTATGGCAGCTTCGGCAAGCACTGTAGAGTACACGCCAGAGGCACCTTCCCACGGGTCTGTACGCTCTTCATACTTAAACCCAAGAACATCTAAGCCCTTAACGTAAGTATCAGCCCAGTCCTTTCGGCTTTCGATGTCGGCGCTTATCATCCCAACTAAGTCATCTGCTAACTCGTTAAGTACACCTTCTTCTAGTGTCTCTGCCAAGTTGGTATCAAAGCCGCCCATGTCTGAGGGTTCTGCACCGGGGATAATAGTAATCTCAACGCTACCATCATCCATCGTCACCATGTCAGGGTTAACGATCTCTATCTCAAGGGCAGCATCGTCGTCACTGTCCATAAGCTCACCGTCTATGCCCTCTGGGGCTGCGTATAGTCCTTTCTCAATAGCCATAATATATCTCTAGTAGAAGCCGCCTCTACGCGACTTAAAGTATCTTTGTTCATCTGGCTCATCAGTAGGTAGGCGTATAAAACCACCTTGCCTAAAACGCATGAGTGCCATAACTGTGGAGTCAACTAAGTCATCATTACTCATAAACGGGAACCCAGCAATCTCTTCTACCACTTCTTCAGCCCAACGGGTAGTGGGAACCCAGCACAGGCCACTTGCTACAATATCAGATACTGAGTTTAGTCGTGCTAGTTTGTCACCTGACCCTCTGTGTGGTGTGTATTCTGACACAGGTAGACCCATACGTCTCATCTCTTGGTAAAGCGCCGTACCTGATGATTTCTTCTCTACAATAAACGAGTCAGGCTCCCAGTCCTTATACTCTTCTATAGCCATCTCCTTTAACTCTGGAAACTCCATACGCTGCTTAATACTGTTCAGCAGGATGATGTTATACGCGCTAGTTTCCTCGTTAAGAAACACTCCCCACGTAGTCAACGCCGTATAGTCGGCACGGTTGTGCTTTTCTGCCGCCGAGTCCAAAGACATTATGACGTATTCACAAGACGGAGGCTGTTCCTTCTCCCATAAGTTCCACCACTCACGTTTTATCAGCGCAGCTTCTTCTGCCGTGGGTGTCTGCTGGTACTGTGCATTCCACTGGAACGTAGGCATGGACGCTTTAGTACGTAGTAGGGCTTCTAGGTCAAAAAACTCAGGCCACAGCGGTTTCTCAACAATCTCGTCTAGCTCTTCATCTACAACTTCTAGTATGGCAGGGAATTCGATGACATCGTACTCATCAGCACGCTCATTCTGAGCCATATCACGTACTACACGCCCAGTAAGATCGTCCATATGCCAGCGTGTCTGAATTATTGCAACACTCCCACCCGGCATTAGACGAGTACGGGCACCGAACGTGAACCATTCGTACGCTTTCTCAAATACAGCAAAGTTTCCGTTAATAACGTCTTGTTCTGAGTGTGGGTCGTCAATTAAAAGTAGATCAGCACCACGACCAGCCAGTGCAGAGCCAACGCCACAGGCATAATACTCGCCACCAGAGTTCGTATTCCACCTACCAGCCGACTTTGAGTCAGTTGCAAGGGCTACAGTAGGAAATATACCCTTGTATGCGTCTATAGAAATGAGATTTCGTACCTTACGACCAAAATCTACCGCCAAATCAGTGGTATGCGACACCATCATAACCTTCTTATTAGGATTACGCCCTAAGTACCACGCTGGGAAGAAGATAGAAACGAGTTGGGACTTGCCATGACGGGGTGGGATGTTAACGCAGATGCGATCTTTGTCCCCAGCCTCAATTGCCATGAGCATATCAGCCAATATGCGGTGGTGTTTACCTACTATATAGTCAGGTTGCATGGCTTTGCAGAATTCTATGAGATCATCGTAGGCAGCAGCGTTAATTTTGCGGGTAGCTAGCTCATCGACGATACGGTTTATCTCTACAACCTCGTCCTTACTGAACGAATCTAGGTTATCCAGCATCTGCTGGACTTCTTCCTCGGTAAATTCGGGAGCGGCCTCAAGCATCTGTTACTTCATCTAACGCAGCTTTTAGTTCATCCACACCCATTACCTTGCGTAGATCTAAAACTTCCTCATCCAACACGACTTCACTATCTGTATACTCTGCGTCCACAGCTTCGTCCATAGGATTAACCAGCTTTTCCAGCTTACCCCTCAGTTTATCCCTGAGATCTTCCGTAGATTGGTGTGTGATTGTTACTTCTGACTTCTCTGCAAACAGCCCTACGTCTGAGATCTTACCCAGAAGCTCCAAAGCTCTAATCCGTATGCGTGGGTCTGCGTTTTCTGATTCTAGTAGTAGCTTGTTTGTGACTAAGTGTCGGATCTGGGTAGCACTTTCTGCAACAGAATGTCCGAACTCTTGCAGTATGTTGTTGGTTAATACAATTGAGGCAGGCGTAAGAGTCGCGGCCTTCTTCGTAGTAACCTTCTTAGAAGTTTTCTCAGGATTATCAGCATAAGCCAAGGCAAGTCTCGCGGCGGTGTCTTCATCTTCTCCAGTAGGGGATAAATCTAAACCATGTTCGGCAAGTTTCTGTGCTGTTTTACAAGCTACTTCCGCACGTTCTTTGAGGTCTATGTTCGGCATGTCGTCCGTAAAAGGCACACCGATCTCAGGTTCGATGAATAACGTCATATAAAATATAGATTGTTTCGCTGGCTGTAAGCCGTTGTGCGGAATATACACTAGAAACCACGAAACGCAAAGAAATGAAAAGTCCCAAAAGTCCAAAACACTATGTACGTGTCTTTTTGGTCTTCTTACGTAGGTACTTGTAGAAAATTTGGTTACACAGAAGTATTTACGTAAAGGGGGTAGTACCCAATGTGAATAACCGGATAACCGTACAGCCCTTTAAAAACGTGGGTTTGCGGCAGGGAGTATGGCGGAGGGCGTAGGGTACACGCAAGAAAACGCCCATTACAAAATTTTAAAAAACTACACAAAAAATTTTTTAGGGGGGACTTATATTTTTGGGGTGGGGGGTATCCTGTGTAGGGAACGGCCTCAAGAAGCAGAGGATTTTGGTTGGGAACGATTTATTTGTGGAGATTAGTAATATACGCACGCTAGGGACTCCGCTGCTGTGAGCGGGATGGTGGGGGTGGGGTGGGTATTAGATACCATGTTATAACACGTTATAACATTACTTGACACGAAAGGGCATATTACACTATAATAACGGCGTTGGTCAGGGAAAGCCCGCCAGCATTAACTAAACTAAAAAACAGGTATATAAAATGACAAACTTAATCACAGCAACACACAAGCAAATCGGCGCGCTAATTACTGAAGGCCAGCGCGGACTAGCTAAGGTAGACAAAGCCTTAGAAAAGGCGCAGCAAAAGCACGCGGCAACGCATGTATCGTTTAACCAGAAAATGTTTGAAGCGGGCGCACAAAGTGCGGATTTCACAAAGGGCACCGCGTCCAGCCCTGAAGTTTTCTACTTCTACAAGGAGTGTGTCGCCAGATCCTTACCAGTAGCCCAACAAAAGGTGCTAGCGGGTAAGGGCGGCGATGAAAAGCGCGATCTTATACAAGCCATTGGCGGGCGCATGGGGGCTATGAAAAAAGCCTTAGAGCGCAAAGAGACCATCAAAGCGGGAACCGCTACCGATAAGCGCACAAAGGCGGCGAAGGCGGCGAAGGCGAAAACAGCGGGCGGCAAAGGTACCGATACGCCAGCACCTAACACGTCACCAGAATCCGGCGAAGCAACGGAAGCAAAAGGTATCTTACCGCCAGCGATCCGCGATCCACAATTGACTGAAATATTTAACAAAGCCGCGCAAATGGATATTGTCGAGCAAGCGCAATTAGCGACTCTTATCAATAGGGCCATGCAGATACTAGCCAAAGCCAAGTAACTCTCCCTCCCACCAACCAAGCCCTGCGAAAGCGGGGCTTTTTTTTGCCTTTAATTTTTGAAGCCTGTTCCTGAAACCAGTTCCTGTGTTCGCGTTGCGTGTCGGCTCGTGTTGCGTTGCGTCGTGCGTGTGAGCTGCTTTGTTATAACGTGTTATAACATTTCTCATACCACCAGAAGCCAGTTCCTGTGTTCGCGTTGTGTGTGACGTGTTATGACCTACTACCTAATTTGCAATGTTACGTTCGCAAGTCAAGTGGGACGGGCAATGTTACGTTTTTGGGCCTAATGTTACGCAATGTTACGTTTTCAAAAGGCCAAAACGTAACATTAGTTTGGTGGTGTTTGGTGGTATCTGACGTTATCTGGCAGTACTGCACTATACAAAAAGACCTATATATATATATATATTTGTAATGTTACGTTTTTAGTAAAATATGTATATAGGGGGTGGTTGAGAGGGCTTGTTTAGCGATTGTTACCTTTTCAAAACACAACCGCCAAGACCCATTCAATTTCCCTAAAAACGTAACAATGTAACATTGCTTATATATCAATGACTTACAAGCCTACCCTACGTAACATTGCGTAACATTACCGTACAAACCACCAAACACCACCAGATACCACCACTTGACATAACACGTTATATGTGAGACTATATGTCTTGTCGGGGGGTTCTCCCTCGGTCACATCAACCAAATGTTATAACACGTTATAACAAACCAACAGGAGACAGCGATGTCAGATTTGACAGTAGAGGAGTTGGAAATAAAGTTACGGCACCGAGCCATACACCATGATGCGGATATACGGTCACTGCAAAGCAAGCACACTTACATGCTGCGGCAGTTGCTGGAGTTAGTGGAGCTTGCCCAACACTGTTCATCCGTACAGAAGCAGTATGTTGTGGACTATCAGCTTGAAGTTATGCACGACGATATAACCAAAGCAATCAAGGCAAAGTTATAACACGTTATAACAAACCAACAGGAGACAGCGATGTCAGATTTTTCAGAGTCAGCGATCACACTAGGTCGCATCCAAGTAGAGTTCGATTGCTTATACGGCACCAAAGAAATGCGTAAGCGTTTGAGCCTGAGTGAGCGCACCAGTGAGCTACTGCGTATTTGCAGCAGGGAAGGTGTTAGCTACAAAGGGTTCGAATATCTTGAAGACAGACTATTAGGGGGAAAGTAATGCAGCAGTTTATATCAGTAGTTAAGTTTTTGTTCGGGGTGTGTATGTCACTCCTAATCATGGCAGCAGGTGTTCACTTCACCTATATGTACTACATGACCAACGGCCCAGTGCATGACGTGTTTGCTGTAGTAGGCCCATTGTTCATTGCCTTTGCATTTTGTACCGCGTTCTTGGTGATCTATGAGTTGACTCAAGAACTACGCAGCGAGGCGCGAGTCAGGGCGTGGGTTGAAGACGTACCAGTAGTAGAAGACGGGCCGATCAATTTCCCCACACCCAGATCATTCAACATGGCAGCCGACTACGTAATCAATTCAGCGTTAGAGGAATATCAGGGTTCGGCTCGCGCCTATTACAAAGAAAGTCAGGATTTGTTTTACGCCGGTTGCGAAGAAAGGCTGCGTAAGTTTGAGGAGAAGAAGTAATGCGTAAGATAGAGAAAGAAGTAATCGGTGCGTTCATCGACGCACGCCAAAAGACGATGGGCAACACCAAGTCTGTCCGCAACCCAGTAACTCGTAACATGGATCTGCTACTACACGACAACCGTATCGCCACCATGTCGAATCAAGATGGGGTAAAGAAGTTATGGGTGAGTAACGCTGGCTGGGCTACTCGCACTACACAGTCACGACTCAATGCGTTGTTCAGTGAGCTAGACCTACCGGAGCGTGTGTATATCAAGGGTGGCGTTCAGTATCTCGACTGTTCACGCCACGGCACCGTCAACCTCACGGCACTGCGTAAGAGCGCAGTCCTTGTATCAGTTCATTAACTAAACCAAAAGTTATAACACGTTATAACAAACCAAAATCAGGAGAACGTAATGCGTAAGCTGATGAACGAAAAAACAGTCATCTTTGACATCGACGGCACACTGGCTGACATCGAACACCGCCGACCATTTGTTACAGGTAAGAAGAAAGACTTTGATGCCTTCAACGCAGCTATGGTCAACGACACACCCAATGCACCGATATTAGATCTACTGCATATGTGCGTAGCAGCAGAGCACCAAATCGTATTCTGCACCGGACGTATGGAGCAGTACCGTGAGGTGACT